ACTTCTACATTCAGAGTAGTTACATCGTCAGCTGCTTGATCATAACTAAGTTCTCCAAGTGAGATTGGAAACATATCTCTAAATCTAACTTCAACAATTGGATTATTCTTATTGCTCAAAATTGTCAATGTTGCATCAGAATACATTGACCTGTCACCTTTTCTGTTTTCTCTAGCAGTATTTAGGTCACTTGTATCTGATGTGGTATCTCTGAAATCTATAAATTGTTGTCTACTTTCGGGAAAACCCTGCCCGGTAATCCAATTGTAAATTGAAAGATAATTTTCTAGATATTCATCAGCTATAAATGATAGAGTAAAATCTTCAAATTCAGTCACATCACCCATTATAGGAATGTTCTTAAAAGGTGTTGGAAATTCTGTATTTGTAGTACTAATTGCTGGCAAATTGCAAGACGTAGTAAAGTATTCAACTTTAGGAAGTTGATTGATAATAAACCTAAACTGAGTCGGACTTGCGTAGTCTAACTTATCTGGTTGTCTTGATAATGGACCTTCACTCATACATCTATTTATAAGAAAAAAAAGAGGGGAGCAAAATGCCCCCCTCCAAGTTTGTAGTCAAGTTTCTTATTTTTACATAAGGTTTGTAACTTTGACCCGGCGATAGTAAACGTTAGCACCGTCATCAATAGATGCATCGGTGTTCTGTGTGTCACCCGCAGCAACTGCACCAGCAGTCTGAGCGAATGGGTTAGCAGCCATCCCGTAACGAGTCTTGAACCCGATTTTAGGTTGGAACGTGTTCTCACCAACCGCACGAACCATTTGCAACGGAACGTATGGGCAGTAGAACATACCAGCGTCATAAGGTGAAGAACCCTTATATCCGACAACGTAGTACTGACTTGCAGCAACGTTGGCAGCATACGGATCAACATACACTTTGTAACGACCATTGAGAACACCAGCGAAAGTTGTCGTTGTGTCATCAACGTTAAGGTTGTTGTTAAGAGCCGGTGTGTAGTCAAGGATACCAGCCATCTGCAACGCTGAAGCAACGTCAGCGGAACACATCAGCATGTTACCTTTACCACGGCGAGTCTGTTGACCAATCGCATTGGCATCACGCTCAATACCGAACATCAGACCCTTGAACTTCTCAACCGACCAACGACCATTGGAGTCTGTGTCCAAGTCGAAGATACCGGCAGTCGTTGTGTTAACCTGTGCGCCTTTAACAGCAGCAACATAAACACGGCGAACNACTTCACGGTTGATTTCAGCAAGAATTTCCGAACTAAGAATGTTCGCAAGNTCTGTCTCAGCGTCCAGACCGTGGATCGCTTTGAGGTCTTGAGCAAGTTCCATCGTGTACTCAGCTTTCAGAGCACGGGTAACGGCAGTAACCGTTGACTTGTCGATGGAGAATGCCATCTCAGCGAATGCGTTTGTGGATGTATCACCCAACGCTTCACCTTGTGCAGTTGTCTGACCAGTTGCACTTGTGTAAGTACCAGCAGAAGGACTGTCGTTAAGAACGGCAGGGTTTGTTTCTGTGGCACCAACATCGCCACCACCAGTTGTACCAGCAGCGTTTTGGTTAGAAGCACCAACCCTACCAGGCAGAGCTTCATCAACCAACGCTTCTGCACCGTCAGAGGACAGGAACGAGGCCCGCATTGCGAAGATCAAACCCGTTGGGCCAGTCATCGGCTGAACACCGCAAATGTCATACGCAATCAGATTGGGCATGGCACGGCGAACGAGCGAGATTAAAATTGGGTCCCAATTAGAAATGGAACCACCAGTGGAGTTAGTAGGCGCAGCTTCCGAAAGGAAACTTGCGTCTTCTTTCATGGCTTTTTCTTGGTTTTCCAAGATAACAGTTGTGACCGCACGGCGATAGGAATCCTCAATCTTAGGAAGATCGGGGTGTTCTAGGACTGGCTGCCACTTTTCTTGTAGATGTTCTGTCTGAAACATTTGAGTTTCTCCTTATTATATTTTCTACAGTTATTTATAAATTATGCACTTTTTGACCGACTGATTGCCGACATGTAAGCACGAATGCTATCAGTCGTATCAATGTCCTGTGCAGGTTCACTACCATCATTATCAATTAAGAAAGACTGCTGTTCCCCAGTAGTTGGAAAATAACTTTCTTTCAAGGTATCGAGTTTTGCTCTGAAAGAATCTTCAGTAACAAAATCAACATCCTCTGTAAGCGACTTGAACTTCTCTACTTCAGTAGCAGCAAGGTCATGAGAAACTTCGCTGGTAATCTGTTCTCTCGTAAGAGATTCAACCACTTTTTTCTTCTCAACGTTTTCTTCAATTATACCGTTGAGTTTTTCTTCTAGTTCAGCAATCTTTTCAGACTGAGCTTCCAGAACGTCATACTTTTCGTCAGGAACGTCAATATAGTGATCTTCAAACAATTGCTTGAGGCCACTAATGAAGTCCTCTGCGATTTCACCCTTTAGGCCACGCTCAACCGCCAGTTCGTTCTCTTTCATCCACTCTTCGACAACGTAACCAAGATAGCCATCAACTTTTTCTGACAACTCTTCTTTAATTGTCTCTGTAGCTTCCTCAAGAGCAACTGCGTAACCTTCTTCCATTCGCACAACTTCACTACGGATTTTCGATTTAACAGCAGCTTCAAAGATTGTCGCTGCCTTGTCTTTAAACTCTTCGGAGAGGTCTTCACCAGCAATCAGTGCGTCAACATCTTCCTTGACGTTGATTGACTTGATTTTCTCTTCGATAGCTTCTTTCTCGGCCTGAAGTTTTGCAAGTTCCTCTTCGGACTTTGCATTGTCTGCTTCAGCAAGTTTGGATGAATGAGCGGCCAACATTTCCTCAATGTCTGCCTTCTTCATCTTACCAATTTGCTCAAGTGCTTGAGCTTTTGTCATTTTTGCTTCTCCCAAAACTTCATCACCTTCGGGCTCGTACCCAGCGGCCATGGCCTGTGATTTGTTCTTAGTTGGTGTACCATCAGGTTTACCGGCTCCCTTAACCATTTTTTGGGGTTTACCTTCAGATTTCTGTTGAGCGTCACCGCTAACTTCATCACCTTCATCAGCTGCTTTCTTACCAATCGCTTTTTCGGGACGATCTTCATCAGCACCAACTTCAACTTTGGCTTCTGGTTTTGCACCACCAAGGTCTTCTTCTGAACCGTCTTCAGCATTTTTCTTTACTTTATTAGGACCATCAGCTTTCCCACCCGAATCATCGGGCTGACTGGCTTCTTCAAGTTCTGCCAATACCTCAGCTTCAAGCTCCTCAATTGTTTTCTCTAATTCGGACATGGAATGTCTCCTTTTTGCAATTATATTATTTATACTTTATAACATTTTGAGGAATTTGGCGAACTCTAACGCTTCAACATTCGCCTGTCTTTGACGCTTTTTAACATCAAACTTTGTTTTTAACTCTGCAACATGAGCTTCGACCAATGCGCCTTGGTTCCAAACCCACTCTTTACCCTCCATAATACCCTCAACAAAAGCGTTGGGTGCGGAAGGGTCTGCTACAATATCAGCAGCTGTTGCTAGGTAAAAATCATCTCTCACATAGTTTGCACCATTCCTCTGATCCAAACTTCCCATGCCCCTAGATGAAACGCCTAACTTGGCACCCTCATCCATAAGGTTCTTAACAATTTCTCCCATCGGTGTGGCCATAATCTTTGCCTCACCAATGAAATTTTTACCATCAGGAGTCAGAGAAGTAATCATGTGGGACACTCTTTCCAAATTGACGGTTGGTCCGTCTGGATGGCCCAGTTCACCAAATGCACGACTCTCTCTGATAAAATTCTTATTATACTTTGAAACTTCTTTCTGTAAAACTTCCATAGGGTAGACCCGGCCGTTACGGTTTTTCACATCCGCTTGCATAAATATGCCTTTGATCTTGTAGTTCTTACCACCGTCTTCTTTTGCTTCGGTGATATACTCTACTTCTTCTACGGCTTCTGAAAATAATTTTACGGTCTGCATCTCATATCCCCTATGACGTATAGTTTTCGTCTTTCTTAAATTCGATAATAACAAAACCAGATGTACCAAAAGTAGTTATTTCATGATCACCAGAAGTTGCGGTTGTGTTTGCCGCAGTGCCAGGAATAACACCAGCAGAACCATCATAGTGTCCAGTTCCGGCAAGTCTAATTTGAACAATATCTGTTCCAGAAGATACTTCTTGAATTTCAACATGGCCAGTATCATCATCAGCACTACCTTGAGTCAATGCCCACCAAAGTCTTGCGATGTGTAGTTTTGCACCGTTTGCATGGCCATCTAATCCACTTGCATCTAAAATAGCGGTATTTGCAGCTGCATCATCTTCGATATCAACTTTAATTGTAACTGTTCCACCAGCGCCGGGTGCATTAACGGCAGTATCTCTGAGAGTTCTTGTAACAATGGCCATTCTCTAACTCCTTAAATCGATAACATTTCTTTTTCAAAATATCTCATAAGTTCTTTCTCTGGAACTCTATATTTCTTTGAGATATCAGAAATAGTTTTCTCAAAAGTATTTAGGAAATCTGAAGGTTTAGCATCCATTTGTGTAAAAATATCATCCACAGCGTCCTTTAACTTAGGAGAAAGCTTTTTATACAATTTGGATTTCCTATGTTCATCCTTTTCTACAACTGTAGATTCATATATTTCCTCAATTCTCTTCATTTTCCCCACTCATTGTTTTGACAAATGTGGTTGCAATTTCTTTTCTGCGAACTTCCAGTGCATCGCCAACTTTTTGCGACAATGATTGATTAAAGTTATTCTCTGCTTCAAGATTATCGCCATTTGATAATGCGTCTACAATTTCTCTACTCATTATTTATCTCCATTTCCGTTTTTCTTTTCAGCTGCATCAGCATCTTTTAACCCTGCATCTGCTTTTGCTTGTGCAGCTTGCGCTTTCTTCAACTCATCCTCTGGGTCTTCTTCACCTGAGAACTTATCATAATCATCAGCAGGAATAGGAGCTCCACCAACTTCTGGATAACGAGTAACACCATCGCCACCAACTGGGACAGTTATACCACCATCCATCGGGTCCATCTCCATTTCACGAGCAATCTGATCTCTCATCTCATCAACCTCTGTATCATTCATTCGTAATACATGCTTGAGGACATATTCCTTACTGAAGAATGTTCCGATATATGACTGAATTGAATCGAGTGTTTGAATACGATCATTAAGAAGCTCTGCTTCTTTCAACTCTGCAAAGTGACCATCTTTCAAGAAGTCATATTGAATGTGTTCTTTCATAGTATCCCAATCTTCTAATGAGATAATACCCTTCAATAAAAGTTGCGTCTTCAAAAGGTCAGTGAAGAGAGGTGTAAATTTCTTTCTAATTTTCTGAATGAACTTAGTAAACTTTAATTCATCCCGTGTAATTTCATTTGCCCGTCCAAGACTAAAGGAATTTTCTGCTTCAAGTCTTGAGATAGGAACGTTGAGAGAGCGATATAATTTCTGTCTGAAATACTCAATATCGTCAATCTCTCCTAAATTTGAACCACCAGCCAGAGTAGTAATTTCTGTTCCTCGTCCACCTTCACGGCGAGGTAGCCAAAAATCTTCCAGCATTGACATGTGGTTACGGTCATCACGGATTTCTCCAGTGCTAGCATCATAAACTAATTTATTACGGTATCGGTTCATAACATCTTTTAGATATTGTTCAGCCTTTACCTTGGGCAAATTACCAACGTCAATGTAAAAAATCCTACGTTCTGGTGCCCTTGAAATACGATAGATAACTAACGCATCCTCAATCATCCTTAATTGATTAACAGGTTTGATTGCTTTATGTAAATACGACAGAACCTTACCACCGTTCTGATCAATTACGCCAGAAGGACAATATGCTATTGCGTCAGCAGCAATTTTCAATCCTTGATTTGCTCCACCGTATCCAGCAGAGAAAAGACCTTTTTCATTGTAGATATAATACTCATCAACTTTTTTGATCATATCTACGCCAGTTTTAGCGTCTTGTTCTTTTTTGATTTGTCTGGCTTTTTTGATTTTAGTACAATCAATATACCTCAAATCAACAATACCCTTTCTGGGATTTTTACTGTCGATTACCTTATGAAAAAAGATACGGCCGTCAACATACCAACGCCGAAGTATGTCATGACCTTTGGCTTCAAATTCTAAAAGAGACAATATCTTATTGAACTCTTTTCTCATTTCTCTTTTAATTTTTTCTGAATAAGGTAGTCTATCAGTTCTCAACGTAACTGATTGGGAAACTTGGTCAGCAGTAATTGCTTCATTAATGATATCTTCAATTGCACTGTCACACTCTGGTTGTTGTGCAATATCTCTATATCTACGAATGAGGTCAAGTTCTGTTTTCTCCCGCCCATCCGTATCTAAAATTTGGCCAAAGAAACCACCTCCGGCAACGTCTATAGCGCCGTCATCAGGAGTTGGGGTGGTGAAAACTTGCTCACCACCCGTATCCTTTTTAGAACGATTAATTGAAAATCCGAAAAGTTCAGCCATAATATCTCCCTACTCCTTTATTTAGTAGGTTTACAAAGTCAATTTATTTCTATTCAATCGCAAATTCGCCACCATCATTAACGTCACTAGCAAGGAAATGCTGATACCTAAATGTAACGGCAAAACTTTCAATTTCGGTTGCAGATGCAGATGACAAATCAATCGCTGCAATAGCCTGCGGCCATGCATTGACAAACTTGTATACCTTAATAACTTTATCATCCCTATCAAGTTGGGATACTGTTAAATCGGCACAGTAGTCTAATGTGTTATTAACTCCTCGACCAGTGGCCAAATCGTTAATTGCATTATTCCACCTTTCCATAGAATTACGAATTGAGAAGTCTGTATCGTTAAGAAATGTAACTTCCCAAGGATCAGCAAAATCTCTGTCGCCCGCAATCCGAATAGTTCTTCCACGGAAAGGAACTTCAATTTCTTCAACTGACATTGCTGGTAGAGTTGTTGCACTACACAGAAATGCTGCGGTCCTTAAATTGATATTGATTGCCCCAGCATTTCTAGGATTATTGATCTCAACTTTAAATTGGTTGGCTCTGGCACCGCCACCAATTAGTTGGGCTCTAAATTCGTCTATTGTTCCAACCATTTTACGTTACCTCCTAAAATTTACCAACAACTTCAGAGAACTCAACACCTGTGCGAACCGCAACAAAGTTAAGCGTAATGAAGTTGATTGATCGTGCTGGTTTAATATAGATATCTGCAATAAACTCGTTTCGGTCAATGACTTCGCCTGTGTTGTTTGTGCCATCAGCAACAACTTGGAAATCAGTAATACCTCTACGACCCTGCACATCCCGCAAGAAGGGTTCAACCAAGTTACGGAACTGAGCCCGTGTAAACTCATCGTTGAACTCAAAGAGTTGGAACTTAGCAGCGGTGGCAATTGCTTTTTCCAGAACCAAGAACAATCTACGCACGTTAAT